CTAACAACCATCAGTCTGATATGACTTTCTCCTTTTTCTTAAGAGATTACGGGAGAAGAGATTTTAGGCTTTATACTAGGTCAAATATTTATTATAAGATTAATTCTTATTTTAAGGATTTCTTTGAAACTAGGGAGTTCAAGCTAAATAATCCATTCGAAGACTTCTCTTATTACAAGTATCCTTATAAAAATATAGGAATAAATTTTCTTTTTACCGTTTATCAGATGCCAGAAAGATTGCAGTTATTGCAAAGAGCCGAAGACAGGAAGATGTCTTATAACGAGTTTCTTGACTACATAATAAATTACATTTCTTGCGTTAATGAAGAATTTGGAAAGATAAAATATGAGTTTGTAATTACTTTCGCTTGTCCGCCATACATCAAGGCGTATACGTCCAGTATGGGAGTTAATAAAAAATATCTATATGAAGAATAATAAGCTTAAGCCAGTAATTTTAATAAACAGTAGGTTTAATTATCATAAACAAAACACTTTTCAGCAATTACTGTTATTAAAAGGATTACAGATAACTCAAGATCCAAAAGAACTTAAGAAGATGATCGGAGTTAGGACTGTTGCCGAGGTTTATAGAACCTTGGACAAAATGGCAATGAGAAAGGAATATCACGTCGCCCTTGCTGAGGCCGGGATAGACTTCAACTACATCGTTAAAGGAATAAAGGATCATGTTTGCGAAAATCCATTATCTAATCCCGGGACTAAGCTTAAGGGATATCAAGCGTTGTTAAAGTCTCTCGGATTAGATGAATATAAAGGCGAAGGAAGTAATACCTCTAATTGGGAAGAGTTATTGGTCAAGAAGATAGAAGAAGATGCTGCTAAAGGGCCTAAAAAATTGCAAGGTAAAAAGGAAGAAAGCACTGAGATGTACGAAGTGATTGAACCAGAGATTCCAGCGAGTGTTAAGGCTTCAGAGGACAAAGAAAGGGAAATCTTTAAAAGTATATATGAAGGAAAATAGCTTATGCGAAGTCTCTAATAATAAGGTTCCTAATAATGACGTCTTATTAGAAAAAATAAAAGATCCAAAATTTTATTTAGAGAACTTTTGCAAAATAAAGGGAAAGAACGGAGGGTTAATTCCATTTGTTCTTAATGAAGCTCAGAAGGATTTTTACAATACGTTAAAAACAAATGACAGAATTATTATTCTGAAGAGTCGTCAGATCGGATTTTCTACGGCAGCAGTTGGATATCTTTACCACTTAACGATCACCACTCCAGGTGTTACAACTGCGTTGATCGGATATAACTCAGCGTTGACTGCTGAGTTGCTAGACAAGATAAAGACGTTTTATAGAACAACCCCCAAGGGAATACGTCCGACTATTCAATATAACTCTAAATCAGAAATATCGTTTCCGGCAATGGGTTCTAAGATTCTGGTTCTACCTTCTAGTGATAATGTAGGAAGAGGATATACTCTTAATTTTATTCTTTGTACTGAGTTGGCGTTTTGGGAGAAGGCCGAAGAAAAAATGACGGCTCTTGAAAACTCTGTACCACCAAGAGGTGGAAAAATAATAATTGAGTCTACTCCTAATGGAACAGGAAATCAGTATCATAGAACGTGGTGCGGTGATAACGATTACGTTAAGAAGCGTTACGGATGGTGGTGGAACTACACCGAAGAAGACATTGAGATCATTAGAAAAAGAATGAACAATCCTCGCAAGTTTGCTCAAGAATACGGATGCGAGTTTCTAACGTCTGGTAGGGGTGTTTTCGATGGAACGATCATGGAAGAACAAAGAAAAAATCTTTTAAAAATTGGTGAAAAAGTTGTTTTACAAGATGGTTCAGAATATGTTGTAACAGAAGATCGTGATGGGCTTATATGCTATAAGCCACCAGAGAGGGGTTCGATATATGTTATTGGAGCAGACGTTTCAGAAGGAATCGGCATAGGAGATTATTCCGTTGCCATCATCTGGGACAGAATGACTGGTGAGCAGGTTGGATTCTTTAGAGGAAAACTTCCGCCAGACGTCTTTGGAGAGAAGTTAGACGCTTGGGGAAGGACATATAATATGGCTTTAATGGTTGTTGAAATAAATAACCATGGCCTATCTACTGTAAACTCACTTAAGCAAAAAATGTATCCTAATATGTACTTTAGGCCGTCAAAGCTTGATGCAATATCACAAGGATATACAGACAGAATTGGGTGGAAGACAACTAGAGTGACTAGAGAATTATTAATAGACGACTTTGCTCAAGCCATGAGAGATCGATTATTAATAATTAGATCTGAAAATATATTAGATGAGATGAGTACGTTCGTGTATGATAATTCAAACAGCCCAACGGCTCAAGAGGGATATCACGACGACTGTATATTCGCTGGTGGGATAGGATTTCAAGGATTTAAGACAATATACAATAAACCATTAACTCAAATTGATTATTCTGAGCACCTTCCATTGGGTTATAATTATTGAAAAATATGACAAAAAGCGAAGAAAAAGCCATCGCATCTTCTCCTGACTACGACGCCGCTGCCTTTGGAGGAGAGACAGAGAAGCAAATGATGATTAAGTTCGAATCACAATTGCAAGATGGACTTACGTATTTCAAGAACGTTATAAGGCCAAGACTGGATAGGTCTTACAAGCTTTATATGTCTTACACTGGTGATAGGGAAAAAGCAAAGAAACCCTGGCAAGCCAACATATTTGTCCCATATATAAACTCGGCAGTTGAAACACTTATGCCGAGAATTCTTGATGCCAGACCAGAGTTTACCACGAAAGGCAGAAATGTTGACGATGAGGAAAAGTCTATTAAGCAAAACAAGTTAATGGACTTTACTTGGGAAATGTCAGAGATGGACAGAAAGCAAGAACTGGTTGTCAGGTCGTCGCTCGTTTATGGAACTGGTTTTTGGCAGGTCTATTGGAAGAAAGACGTTGTTAATGGAAAATTTTTAGATACGAAGAGCCTTTATGACAAGAAGCTTGTTTATAAAGACAAAGAAATAGTTAGATATGATGGACCATGCGCTGATCACGTAGATAACTATTCTTTGCTATATGACTGGCACAACGTAGAAAGAAAATCTAAACAATATTGGATAAAGAGATTGATTTTGTCAGCTGAAGATGTAAAGAAAAAATATCCTTACGCCGACAAGAAGAGGTTGCTTGCAGCGTTTAAGTCTGGTTCAGGAGATTTAGAAGATTTTGGAAAAATAAGAACTGAAATAAAAACAGTTCAGGAATCAGTTTATAAGGGAGCTAAAGAGGCATATGCCTCTGGAGATTCGTATAACGATGCCTCCAATGCTGACATTAAGATGTATGAGGTTTTTGAGTGGTTAAGACCGCTTGATGATCAATTTGGTGTAATCGTTGGAGCTGGACACGTTCCTATTCTTAAAGGAGCTTCAATTCCTTTTCCTTATGACTTTAAAGAGACTCCCTTTATTGAAGTTCCATATTTAAAGCTTCCAGGAGAGTTTGAAGGAATTGGATTACCATTGTTGTTAGAGAATCCTCAATTGATGCTTAATCTTATTAAGAATCAGAGACTTGATGCTGCTACCCTTGGGATACATAAGATGTGGATTGTTAATCCATTATCTAATATCAACAAGAACGATCTAGTTGTGAGGCCATTCGGAATAATTTGGACACCAGATCCTAGCGGGGTTAGAGAGGTTCAGTTTTCTGATGTTAAGCCAAGTGCTTATAGGGAAGAAGAACTTTTGAAGAATGACTTACGTTATTCTTCTGGTGTTGATGATTTTTCGATGGGAGCTGGAGGTGGAGCTGGCAGCGCTACCGAGGTTAGACACTTGAGAGAATCTACGTTGGAAAGAGTTAGACTGTTCGTTAATCATCTCGGAGAAAGCTATTCAGATATAATGAGATATTGGATGGATATGTATCGCCAGTTCTTCAACAAGAAATTTACAATTAGAGTAACCGGTGATGGTGGCTCGGTTGAATATCCATTGATTGAAAAAGACGATTTTTCTGGAAAGTTTGATTATATAGCTACGGTCTTGCCATCTTTCGCTGGTCAGAACGATATAAAGAAGAAGCAGGATATGGACTTGTTCCAGTTGCTTATAACTCAGCCATGGGTAGATCCTAAGAAGCTTGTTTCTAAAGTTTTGCATGACTTTAATTGGAGTGTTGATTCAGTTTCTAAGGGTGAAGGAGAAGGAGAAATGCCTCCGATGCCTGGTGAAATGATGCCAGGAATGCCAGGTATGGAAGGTCAGCCAGAAGCAGCTCCCGAGGAAGGTACGGAAGAAGGAATGGAAGAAGGGGCTCCAATCGATGCTGGTGGAAGCATCCCTCCAGAGGTCTTAACTGAGGCCTTGGGAATGCTTAGAAAGGAAGGAGAGACAGTTTCTAGGCCTGGTGGACAGTTTTCTGAAGCCAGCTTGCCAATCGATTTATTAAGAGGTGCTTCTATGCCTCCGACAGTTAAAGGTGTTCCAGGCGGGGCTAATCCAAGAGGACTTAACAGGGGAGGGGCTGTTAATACTGATGTAAGACTTGCTGATAATTCTAATCCAGAAGCGGCTCTTCAAAGAAGGGCAACTTCTTTACAATAAAAATATGGACAAAAAAGGTTTGTTAAAAAAGGCAGTTAAGGCTGCCATGTTTACAGCGG